CTCTACAACTTTAGCAGATCTTGTTATGAAAGCCTCTTTCATCTTGGCCATTTGTTTTTTGGCTTCGGCTACTAGTTTGACTTTCGTTTCCACAACGCCTTTTTTGTCTTCATGGAACTCTTTGATTTCTTTTGCAAGAGCGTTTACTACGAACTCTTCCATTTTCTTGAAGTTTTCATGAACACCTTTTCTGTCGCTGTGTAGTTCTTTTAACTCCTCGTTTAATTTAGAAAGGATAAAACTTTCTAATTTAGCAGAGTGTTTGCCCACGTTTTCTTTGTAAGCAATTTTTTCTTGTGCAAGTGCTTTTCTGTCCTCAACAAACTTTGTGATCTCTTCAGATAACTTCTCGTTCATCATGGTATCGATAGCCTCGATCATGTTTGCTTTATCGTGTTCGTATCTTTTAGCAAACTCTTCTCTCAACTCAGCACCTACTTGTTCTTTGTTTTCTTTGATTTTCAAGTCCCAAGCCTCTTGGATGCCTTTTTGTACATCTTCAGAGATCGCTCCAGACTCTACTAATTTTGATATTGCGTCTATCATGTTATTTCAGGTCCTTTATTATGTTTGTTAGTGCCTCTTTCAGGAACTTTTGTGCTTTTGGGTCATTTCTAACTTCAGCCGCCAAACCTTTTGCCATGTTACCACCTTTGGTGTTCATCAGGTGTTCGTAAATTGGCGTAGGGTAAGCACCCGGTGCCGAAGGTTGGGCCACAACATCTACTGTGATGATCTCGAAGTCTGAAACTTCACCGCTTCCGTATTCGTTCATGTTACCTGAACCCCTACTTGAAACTCCTAGTTTCACACCTGATTCCAACATAGTCTTGACAAGTTGACCCATTGGTGTTGGTAAGATTTTCATCTTACCGTATCCATTTGGACCGTCCATCCACATCTCAGTGATCATATGTGATACACGATCCAAATTAATCTTTAAATCATCTGGATGATCCACTTCACCTAACACAGAGTATCCAGAACTTATCTGATCATTCAGTGTTTTCGTTGCTTTCGCAATTTCCTGCACTGGATAGATCCTTTGATTTGCGTTCTTGATCCCACCTTGAATACAGATACCTTTCATGTACAAATCTTTGCCGTCTTTTCCTTCGTGCAAAACCTGTACTCTGGCCTGATCAAATGTTAGATTCTCTCTTAGGTATAGTGCTGACATCCGATGTCCTCCGTTAAATCAACAATTACTTTGTAGCAACTGGTGATTTTGCAGATTTGTCTGAACCATCCGCGGTGTTAGCCTTCTGCGCCTTCATTGCAGGTGCTTTGTCTTTACCTGGAGTGTTCGCGAACTCGCCCATCTTCTGTGCAGTTGGAGCCGGTCTTCCGTTGTCGTCTGCTCCGCCTTTGGCAATGTTGTCACCACCTTTTGGCATTTTGTTTCCTGCATCTTTTACTGGAGATTTCGCTGACTTGTCTGAATGGTCTGCGTTGTCGGCTGACTTCTGGATCTTGTACTCGTCCATTTTCGCTTTTTTCATGTCATCCTTCTTCGCTTCCATTTCAACTTCTGGAGTTGGCTCTAAAGATTCTTCTTTGTCCATGTCACCCATGTCCTCGGCGTCATCTTTTTTGCCCATCATTGCTTCGAATTCTGCTTTTAATTCATCTAAAGCGTCTTCCAAGTCAACAACTCTGTCTTCCATGTCTTCTTCACCTTTGTCAGCGTCCATGTCTGCTGGCATTTCTTCGCCGTTGTCTGCATCCATTTCGCCTTCTTCTTCGGAAGAGATGTCTTTAACCAATTCGTCAGTTGCGTCACCGCCTACTTCTTCGATTGATTCTTCTTCAGTTGTTTCTGATTCTTTTGCTTCGTCTTCTAACTCAACAACTTCATCAACTTGTTCGTCTTTAGACTCATCAGAAGTTTCTTCAACTTTGTCATCTTTTGCTTCTTCTGTAGTTTCTTCTACTTTCTCTTCAGTAGTTTCTTCTACTTTTGCTTCCTCAGATGCTTCAGTTTCTTTAACTTCTTCGTCTTTTGATTCAGCAGTTACTTCTTCGTCTGCTAGGTTCTCGTAGATATCTCTAGATTTTTCAACTACGATTTCGTGGAATAAAGCCTCTGCTTTATCGTTTTCTTCGTTTATCAGTAACTCTAATAAACTCTCAAATTTATTATTTGACATTTTACACGTGCTCCTTTGTATTATAGTCGATTTGTACTTATAAGTGTTTGTATTTAAGAATAATGCGTAAAAACGGTGGTGTAATTGGTGCTAAAAGGCGTCTTTTTGCTATATTTTTAATTGTAGGTCGAACTTTGCTAGGAATTCCTCTGTGGTGGGATGATCTATGTTCTTGTTCCACTCTAGATCCTTGGGTTTGAACCAGCCTGTGGGTATCACGCGATGGAATTTAACGTCCTTGAAGTCCTGTAGGCAACGCTTGGTCTGGTTCATCCAGTTGCCGTAGAAGGTGGCCTCGTCTTTTTTCCTTTTGTAGTTTCTGGAATCACCAAACAAGTTGTTCAGTGTGAACCTGTTTCCGTCTTTGTGTCCTTGATAGTCGAAACCCAGTATGTATATGTCCTTGAATCCTTTGTCACACGCCATTCTCAGTGCTGTGGGACCGCTTGACCAACCCAGGCTGGGTTTGAACCATTGCACATGATCTAGTATTTTTTGATTCTTGTTGTACTGTGCGTTGAAATTGCTCCATACTTTATTGTGTATCATGTAATCAGTTTCGGCAATTTCTAATATCATCTTGGGGTCAACTGCCACTAGATAGTGTGGTCTGTGTGTTCTGTAAACGGCGTTGCAGGCAAAAACTGTGCCTTTCTCCTTGAGATCGTTAATATCTATTCCCCTTCGGGATTCTCCGTTACCTAATACGAATGCTATGTCTGACATTATAACTCTAAGTTATCGTCTTGTGCCGGTGTGCCGTACATCTTTTGAACAAATACGGCTTCTTCCTTCTGCTGTGCGTCGTGTGCCTCTGACGCCAGTCTCATAGAGTTGATATCTTTTAATGAAAGTCTGGTCTTCCTTGTGTCCTCGTCGTCTAATATTGATATGTCATTCTCAGGTTCGTAGGTCTTGTCCTGCTCAAACCCGTCTGCGCCATATGTGAAGAATTCAAATAGTTTCATTTTGCGTATTTAACCCTTTATACCTGTCCGCCACTGCCTGTGCCACCTGGTGTAGTGCCGCCACCACCCTGTCCTCCCGGTGTCTGGCCCGGCTGTCCTGGTTGTGGTGAGTCCGGTCCTGGTGCTTCTGCGTCGGCTGTTGGATCTTCGAACTGGTCTAGATCACTAGTGATGCCTGATTGAGTTACGCCTCCTGCACGTAATTGAGAATTTTTAGTTTGTTTCTTCTGTGGCACGTTGTTTTCTTCAGCCCATAGTTCTGCGTTCCTTGCCATTTCTTCTTCAGACAGTCCAAGATACCTCTTCAATGCAAATCTTTTTGACATGTAAGGCAGTTCCGCTACCTGTGTGAATGTGCCCACCCTCGCTTGGTCCATCTCCGTCTGTCTGTACTGCGCGAAGTTCTGTGGTGGATTCAATTTCACTTCGAACATGCCGTTGTCGATGTTGTAACCTTTGGATTTTATCCATAATTTGAACTCCTCATCGAAAGTTTCTGCTAACATACTTTGCAATCTCGCACAATATTTGTTAAATCTTAATTCTTGGATGTACGCAGTACCTACCCTACCGTCATTGTACTGTTGCTGTCCGTCTTCTGCTCCTGTTGGCAGATATGAACTTGGAATCCTCAGTCCTCTGAACAGTTTGTTGGTGAAGAATCTCAAGTCATCTATCTCTCCAAGGTTAGTACCTCCTGGAAGCGTGTCAACTTTAGATCCTCTACCCTCCGCTGTCTGTGGGAAGAAGTAATCCTCGTTTATACTCATTGGGTTGTATGTTGCATCGATAAAGTTTGCTCCACCCGATGCACTTGGAATTCTTCTTTGGTTGATTTCGTTTTTAACTCTCTCAACGAACTGCATCGCCAAGTGTGTTGGCATGTTACCCACGTCAATATAGAACACCCTTCTCTCAGGTGCTCTCTGTACCCTGTAGATAATGATTGCGTCCTCTAATAATTCTTTTTGCTTGTAAACTTTGAACACTTGTTCCAGAACTGACTGTCCAAAAGGGAACAAGTTGTCTAGTCCGTCTGACATTGACATATGAATCACGTGTTCTGCGTTGATGTTGTAGGCATTCATCGTCTTGTAGAATCTTCCGCCGGAATTTCCGCCTGCGAAACCAGACATATTGTTTGTGGCACCTGCGTTTGCGTAACTTGATCCGTACGCCGCTGTGCCTCCTCCTGTAGTTCCGCCGCCGCCGTATGTTTGGTTTGGTGTGATCTGTGTTGCTGATAATCTTTGTAGGTTTGGATTGATGTCTCTGATCACATATTGTTCAGGTTTCTTTCCTTCAGATTCGTTTACTACGATTCTGTCAACTTTTGCGTTGTCTATGTAAAGCCATTTCATGGTCTCTGGATCTCTGACAAAGAAACAGTCTCCGTATTTCAGTGCGTTCCTGAATATCCTGAAGATCCTTTTGTTGAACTTGTTGGATTTGGTCCACTGTTGAAGTGCTTTCTTCAAAAGTTTCACTTCGTGTTCGGTTGTTTCATCTTTGAACACAAGATCAAACGGTGTCTCGTTCTCTGTGTTCTTCTGTGTTGAAAATTCTGCGAGGATGTCCAGTGCCGCATTGATCTCCGAGTCCGAATCCATTTGGTCATACTGGAAGTACCTCTGTATCCTGTTTGGGTGTCCTGTGTAAACGTCAGGCAGGTAAGAACTGTAATTTCTCTTTGCGAAATTAGGCACTTTCTCGCCCGATATAGGAGACATGTTAGCGTCTTTGAAATATTTTTTCCAAGCCATACTTTATATTACAATCTTTTCCTCATTTAAGCAACCTAAACTAGGCCAACTTGATTACGATCTTTCCTTGCTGTGGTTTCTACGGCTTTCAATGCCCTAGATTCCACCGCAACAAGCGTATTTACGCCATTGGCCATATTCGCAATGCTTTGATTGGTGCTGTTCAGAGCGTTTACCATACTGGTCATTTTGTTTTCTAATGCTTCCGTGTTGAATATTTTTGCCAGGTCATTGTTGGCTGTCACGGCACTGCTCGTGCCTGCTGTCACCATTTCAGGACCACGCTCACCTGTGAGGTACATCTTGCCTGCGTCCATTCCACCACCAAACTGTTTACCACCGCCAAACATCTGTCCAACCATTGAACCTAGACCTGCTCCTACCAGCGTTCCCACTCCTGGTGCTATCATTGTTCCTAGCAGAGCACCTAAACCTGCTCCACCTAGTCCTGCAATTCCTTGCCCTCTGGTTTCTTCGTTGCCCAGCATTGATAAACTTGAACCAACACCAACGGCGGCACCCAAACCGGGCAACACTCTTGTCAATCCAAATCTACCTGCCTTGCCTAAGCCGCCCATCATGCCACCAAGACCCCCTTGTAGGTGAGCCGTACCTGCTCTTACACCTAGTGTTGTAATGGCAACCTGTTCGCCTCTGCTGAATAGATATTTTCCGGCCAGTATTCCGCCTATTGCTGTGGCTGTCAGTGCCGGGGATTTCGCAAGTGTAGTTGCTATTCCTCCAAATAGTCCCATCAGTCCTTGTAGACCATTAACAAATCCGCCCAGTGCTGGACCGAATGATCTCAAAAGTCCTGTTTCTATTTGTTGGAACTGGCTAGATAGGACCTTAGATGCTTGTTCGAATGTAGTCAAATTCTGTGTGAGGCTTCCGACCGCACTGTTCTGTTCATCCAATACTGATCCTGTGTCTGTGACTCTTCTACCCAGTTCGATTATTCCACCTTGCAGTCTTAAAAATTCTACCTGTCCTGTGACTGTGGCCTGTCTGAACCTGTCGATACTTCCTGCGGACACATCTCTGATCCTCACCAAGGCTTCTTCACTTGAAATAACTCCCGATATCAGGTCATTGATAACTCCCCTAGCACCCGGAATGTTCTGTACCAGTGCCAGTGCTGATTCGGTTACAGGCACACCTGCGTTGGCTATTAGATCCTGGAAGCCTTCTGCTAGGTCAGGTGATATGCCTTCTACCGTGCCCGCGAATGCCCTCAACCTGTTTCCAGTCTCCACAGTCTGCCCTTGTAGGAATGCCTGGAATCTTTCGTTTGCTCTCTGTGATTCTATTGATGCCCTTAGTTCATCTCGCTGTTGTCCTGTGAGTTTGGCCAATCTGTCTAACTGTTCCGCGAACGCAATAGAACTGTTGATACGTTGGCTGGTTGTCATTCCCTCCAACATTCCTGACCTTCTTTGATTGTCCAAGTTCAAGAGAAGAGTTTCATTTATTTCATCGACTGTGAATCCCAAAGGTGCGAGCCTATCTATACCTACTTCTCTTGTAATCCTGCCCAGTTCGGCTATTCCCCTGGCACCTTGCGTGGTCGAACCAAACAGTGCCGCTAGGTTATTGGAATTATTGGCAACTAATGAGGCAAAGTCATCCAATGGCAGTGCCGCTTCTGCCGCCGCAGTCCTCAGTGCCACGATGCTCTGTCCAAAGTTGGCACCCGTCTGTGACAGTTGCCTGAATGTCTCGATGTTTACGTCTAACCTATTTCCAAGAAGCCCTAGGCCTTTGACGTTGTCAGTGAATGCACTGATGGATCCTGATCCTTCGAACGCGGCCTTGCCCAGACCCATGAATGAATTACCAACTTTTTTGAGTGTCTCGTTGTAATTTTTGTTTGTCTCAATTAATTTTTCGGTGCCTTTGACCTGTTTGTCTATTTGATCGTACTGCTTCTCACCAATCTTGAATTGGTTCCTCGCCTGTTCCAACAATCTCTGTTTCTGCCTTAATGATTCATCGTCTGACTTTTTGATTTTTTTGGCCAGTTCCAACAGTCTCTTAGATTCCTCGGCCGCTTTCCTCCTACCAGAAGAATTACCACCGGTCTGACCGCTGTCTGCTATTTCCTGTAGATCCTTTATGATCTGCTCAAGTGTTGCCATTTGACTTAATTTCGCACCTTTTTGTACGCATATAAATATTGACACTTATACGCTGTTAGTGTATATTTATAGAATTAAAAAATGACAGAAAATAGCAATCCACTTAACAAGTACTTCAGGCAACCAGCACTGTACGTGTCGTTGCCGTCGGGCACAAACTACCCACCACACGTGGTGGCACAGTCACAGACCGGTGAGTTGGCAGTGATGCCAATGACCGCGAAGGACGAGATACGCTTCAAGACACCAGATGCACTGATGAACGGCCAGGGAGTTGTTGATGTCATCCAGAGTTGCTGTCCGGAGATCAAGGACGCATGGCAGATCAAGAGTTACGACCTGGACACCGTGCTGATCGCAATCAGGATAGCCACTTACGGCGAGACGATGGACATGA